CCTGATGGAACAGGAAGTGGTCGTCTGCATGACGAATTTTGCCCGAATCATAAATGAACTGAATAACGCCTTTTCCGGGCGGAATGAAGTCGTGGACAGGCTCTGCGGCTATCCGTTGCTTGTCATTGACGATTTCGGCATGGAGCGGGGCACGGAATATGCGCTGGAGCAGATTTACAACATTATCGACAGCCGTTACCGCAGCAGGAAACCACTGATCGTTACCACGAACCTGACCCTGACGGAGTTGAAGAACCCGCAGGATACCGCACACGCCCGTATCTATGACCGTCTGCTGGAACTGTGTACACCGATTGCCTGCACAGGTCCCAGTATGAGAAAGGACATAGGACAGGCAAAATTGAATTTGCTGAAAACACTTCTGGCCTGAATGGGAGGAATGCAATTGAAAGAAAACGGCAGAATGAATTGGCTGGCGCA